AATTAACGGGATGAGCGACTTGAAAATAGAAAATATGGGCTTGATTGAAACATACCCGACCGCTCAATGGTACGATTACACAAAAAACCCTATAAGGATGAAAAAATTTATAGCGGGTAAGTTTCCAAAAAATTATCATTTAACGTTTTCATTAGGGTCAAGCAATAAATCGGATGCTAAAGAAATTTTAAAACTAGGGGGCAGCGTTGCGGTAGTTTTTAGAAATAAAAAGCTGCCTAAAAAATTTATGGGTCATAAAGTCTTTAATGCGGATAAAACTGATTTAAGATTTAAAGACCCTAAAAACATAATCGCGGGCTTGTATGCTAAAGGCAAAGCGCGTTATGATGATACGGGATTTGTGCAAGATGTTTAATTTTGTATAAAAATATATGGTAGGCCAAAAATAGGTAGGTCTTTAAAATTAACCTGAACAGTTAAAGTTAAAACTGTATAAAGATGCCATATAAAAATAAACAAGCGAGCGAGCGAGCGAGCAGAAGGGATAATATGAACGAAGGACTAGAAAACATAAAACAAATAGATGATTTAGAAAATAAAGTTAAAACATTATCACATCATTTAGCGAATATGTGTTGTCAAGCGGATGAGGACACGCCGAGCGAATATAGAACTGAACATTTTAGATCAACTATGGATGACGCTTATGAATATTTAGAAAAAATAGGATACTTTAAAAAATGAAAAATTATTTAGTAAAGTTTAAATGTGTAATAGGAGATTATGAGCATATAGACTATATGCTTTTTAATAAGAAAAAAAGTGAATGGGGATATTGCAAAGAGTTTTGGGGTATCTCTAAAAAAGATGAGTTAAAAGAAAATTGTTTTTGGGATGATTGGATGCAGAACGCTATTTCAGTTTATTCGGAAACAGAATTAACTAATGAACAAACAAAAACATTAAAAGAGTTGGGAGTGATATATTAATGACACAAAGAGATGAAGGACACGATTTTAGAGATAGTAAGAATAGGGCTATGGAGTACGAGCGCAAGCAGAAGTATGAGGCAATAGTTAATATGGTTATTAGGTGGTTGGATTCTAATATAGATGACTATCCAAATGAAGAGGAAAGCGAACAAATGATTGCAAGTGAAAGAATTAGCAAACAATTGTTAGCAGAGGATAGCAGCGACTTAAAAGAAAAAATACAATTGGCATTAGACCCTAAAACAACAAAAAGAGAAATAGAGGACGGGGACTTATGACAAAACAAACCGATAGGTTGATTGCAGAAATAGAAAAAGAAAGAACAAGCGAGCGAGCGAGCAATGGTTTTAAATTTCACTACAACACAATAGGTGATTGTTTTTATGATATTTATTGTCAACCCAACTGCACCAAAAAAGAAGACTTGTTAAAAGATATAGCGGGTATTTTAAATGGTGAACTTACTGCAGACGACTTTGCAAAAGAAATAATACAATGGGTGGGCGAGCGGAGTGATGAGTGTTATTTAGATGATGATTGCCAAATAAGAAGATTTGATGAAGTAAAAGAGGGGTCAGTATCAGTACCAATTGCAAAGCAAGGTAGGTCGTAAGCCACCCCTCATAAGGTTTACTATTAATGCAGTTGATTTATACGGTAATTTACGCTAAAAGTCAAGTTTATGGGATTACCAAAAAACTTAACAGAACGACAGCAAAAGTTCGCAGAATTACTAGTATACAACGAGGGGCGCAAGAGCCCGAGCGAGTGTGCTTATGAGGCAGGATACAAGACTAGACCCCGTCAGGCTGCGAGCGAGCTACGAAATCCTAAAATTGCACCATTGGTTGTTAAATATATCGGTGAGTTGCGAGCAGAGATACAAGAAAAATACGGGATTAATTTTGAAAAACACATTAGCGAACTAGCAAAGCTGCGAGAAGATGCGCGAGCTAAAGGGGCCTGGAGTGCTGCGATTAACGCAGAGATTGCAAGAGGTAAAGCGGGTGGTTTATATGTGGATCAGAAGTTAGTCTTATCCGGAAATTTAGATAATATGTCAGAGAAAGAATTAGAATCTAAAATGAAACAAATTTTAGATGATCACAAAACTTTAATTAATATTACCCCAGAAGAAGAGATAAAAGAATCAGTAATAGAATCAAACCTTGATAGTGATTCAATTCAGAAATAATTTTACTATATAATCTTCTTGGAAACTTTTTTACTAGTGCCCACTTGTTTATAACTGGTTTGTATTCCATTTGAGTCTGGCCCTTTCCTTGGTGGAAGTTGATCCCATTTTACATTAGGCATATTCTTTGTCAATGTGGGATTAAAAATCCTATTAAAATTTTCTTTATATAAATCATTGGTAGGTCTTGATCTACCATCATAACTAAATTTTTTATTTTTCATTTATTTTCTCCATACGTATTATACACCCTTTTGGAAAAACATTCCTATCAGAAAATAACTCATCATTCACTTCATAACTTGCAAAGGTTCTAATATTCTTTTTATCTTTGTTTAAAAGATATGCGTGAGTTATCATCTCTGAAGGCATAAATCCTAATGCTGAATGTAAATCAGCGTGCCCGCTGTCCCCCGTGATATCCAACCACGTGATTTTGTAGAAATAATATCTTTTCTTTTTAATAACAACAGATTTGTATTTTGATTTTTTAAGTTTTCTCATATCAATCCTTATACTATAGGGGAATTTTTAGGCAAATTTGTTTTTACAAAAACCAAAAAATCCTTCGCGCGCCGAGTACATAAAAATAAACAGCCAATACCAATGCTTATTTAACACCTATGCAGTCACTGCATATACTAACCATACTTTTAGGGGTGTGCCAGAGCAAAATCGTCTACTATTCAACAATACTGTCAAGTGTGCCATACTGTGCCACCAAAAAACGACCCTTTGGCACACCTATTAGTCAATAATACCAACGATAATAGGTCAAATTTGGACTTTGTGCCACTGTGCCACCAATAAAAAGTGATCACTGAAAAAAAAAATTACCCTAGAATTCCCCTTATGTGCGGAACACTTTAGAATGATTCTAAAGTTTGTATGGTTTTGTGCCTATTTTTATTATTTTTTTTACACCAGGGCCTTGTAAATCTAATGTTGCATAGGGTTTCCAAGACTTTTTTATTAGATTTAACTCTAAAATAAAGTTTGACCACTGCTTTGGTGATATATCTTTGCTTTGTATTACTACTTTTTTCATAATTTTACAGGGTTTCCACTCTCGCTTCCACCCCGTTCCCCGAGGAAATCATTTACTATACGTGGTAGATTGTAAGTGAAGGTACTTTGGATCCTTCTTCAACACTATACGCCAAGCTGAAGAACTGTTTATCTTACCTATTAATCTACTTTCTTGTAATTCTATTTTACCAATCTCATTAAGACCGCCGTGATCGTTTTCCATATAGATAAAACAATCTGATATAGCTGTGCCTTTGTTGCCATTACTAAACTTATCTAGTATCTGTTGAAAATCTCTTAATCTTAAACTCATTTGTTTAACCTATCATATGTAATTTTTGGATACATTTCTTGATATCTTCTTGCCACATTTTTGACACCTTGATACCACTTTTCCTTCCACATCTCTTTTATCTCTTTACTTTCAGCTTTGTAATAAGCATTTGCTATCTTATCCAACATTGCTTGATCTTTGTTTATAGTATTCATCCACCCTCCTTAAAAAGTCGTGTTTATATTTTTGGAACTCCTTACCTTCAATAACGAATTCCTGGTAGTAATTGTCCTTACTACACATCATCACCACACCTTTGGTAATTTCTGTTTTATAGATAAAATTATGAGCCATTGCATAGGCCGCCAATTGAAGACAGTAATCCCCGATCCACTCTCGGCGCTTCGGTTTGTTCGTTTGTTTAAAATCTATTATAGCGTCCGTACCCTTGTGTATCCCAACAAGATCCGTTTGCCCCGCATACAGCCCAGGATAGTACAAAGTACATTCTGTGCCGTAGTATGTCGGAACATTGCATAGACCCTGCTCTATGACCCTTACAGCCATATTATGGGCCTGTTTTCCAACGTTGGTCTCATCCAAATAACCTTTATCAAGGATATACATCTCAAGTATCTTGTGCATCGCGGTCCCTCTAGCTGCAGACTCATCCACGATCCGCGCAGCATTTGCCTCTCCCATCTTCTCACGCCACCTTTTCAATCCTTCCTTCTTCTCGGCCGGTTCAGTCGCTGACAATATCGTAGTCACCGATGGTAGTTTTTCTTTATCATTAATATTATAATGACGTTTACCTTCAATCGCTTCTCGTACCGTTCTCGGATAAATAAATTTATTATCTCTTTTCATTAATTTTTAATCCACATCTTGTAGTGTTCAAAGTTTACTACATTATCTTTTTTTTCAATCGTAGAGTAGTGTTCGATCACTTGTTGAATCTTACCTAACTTTACGTGAGCGTAAGGAAACAATAAACAACACACGTGAAAGCAATCTCTAAACACGCAACGCCACCTATATTGCATCTTGTGTCCATTCTTTCTAGGTTTTTTATTTAAAGTACCACAACCTAAAACTTCTGTTAACCAAACTAGAACAGATCTATCGGTCATTGCAATCTCCATAGAGATACGCCAACAATCATAGATTCCATTTCTTTTTTTCTCTTTATATTTTTTATAAGTGATAGTTCCTTCACCATCAAAAAGCCCTGCTATATATGCAGCTTCAGCCTCTGTCATTGTAAAGTAACTTTCTTATCACCTTCTAATATTTCAGCAATCTCTTTTCCCGTAGCGCCTTCAGGAATATCATTAAGTAGTTGTTCATATATTTCAGCTACTACCTCACCTTGTGAATTACAAGTAGGACACTGATGTACTTCAGTATAAGAACCATTACTCTCTCTTAAATAACCATTGCCTTTGCAATGATCACAGATAATTTTAGTCTTTCGCTTTTCCATTTTTGTATCCTGTTTTCTTTGCTGCACGTGTTGCCAGTGCTTCAATTGTTTTACTGATAGTTAACTTCGCATCTAAAAATTTTCCATCTGCTAGATAACTTAACTTCTTATAAGTATCAATTGGTACCGACACTGACTTAAATTTATTTGGATCGGCCATTTTTTATATACTCCTTTTTTACTTTAAACCATTTTGGTTGAGTCTTCCTTGTCTCTAAAATGTGTTGCATTAAAGACAAAGCCTCTGCTTGTATTTCTTTTTCAGTTTTTGGTTTACCTACTCCACCACCTGTAGAATATGCAAAATCTATTTTTACTTCGTAATGAAAGTTTCTCATATTTCCTTTCTTTGTTAATAATATATGGGAATCTATACCAATAAATGAATGCTTGTCAAACAATTTATTTTAATATAAAAAGAAATTCTCTTCTCACACCTTTTGTTTGTTCGTCCCTTTCTTGGGACGGGCAGACAATTTAGAATGATTCTTAAGTAACTACTTTGCCTTCGTCTTTTGCAGGAATACAAGTAAATTTAGGATACAACTGGGAGTTGTTTACTTCGTCTTTGGTAAAATTACCTTCAGCATATATGATCTCATAAGATTCAGACAAACCTGCTCTTATGCAATCGTGGTGATCAGGAAATAGTTTTGGATAATCTTTGTTGGTGTAACATTCTCCGCTCATTGCAGAGCAGATGAACACCGTAAGTAGGAATTTCATCTAACGCCCTTGGCCCTTATAACGTGTTAATTTTTTTTGTAATTTTTTGTTTTTGTTTAAACTCTTCGTGTGAACGCCACGACGTTTTTTAGGTTTATCTCTAGGTACAAAATGTGTAAATTTTTGTTTAGCCATCTTCGTCTAACCATTCCTTAACAAATGGTTTTGCTCCTTTGGGTGTTGTTATAACTGGTAGATAAGTTATCTTACCATTTACGTGTTGTTCTAAATCTGCTCCGCAACTCATACACCTAAAAAAATCTCTATCTATACTGACCAACATAGTGAACTGATCACACGTTGGACACTTACCATTAACGACTTCTGCTTGAAATCTTAAATTTTTTTTTGCCATTACTGACAGCTTAAACACTCATCGCTGTCATTGTCAAGATCAGCTAAAGCTTCTTCCTTACAGTCCTGGCTGCAAAACATATCTAGTTCGTCTTTTGGTTTGAACTCTTTTTTACATTGTTTACAATTTTTCATTATCCCTTTTCTATAATTTTTTTAATTGATTTGCTACCGTCTATGTTCGACTCAAGTTCTGCATCTACGTTCCCGCATTTATAAGTTA